ATATACAAGAACATAGTACAGGGATATAGGACATTCATTGGCGGGGTCATATCTAAAAATTATGATAGAAAAGTTTTAATCTATCATAAAAAAATAGTATTAAACTATGTTAAATCATTTTGGGAATTAATCAACAATCAGCGACAATTCAAAAAAATTTCACCTGATAAAATCGAACAAATATTAATTCAAAAACCTAATCAAATAAAAATAATATTAAGACACAAATTGTTGGTAGAGCGATATAATAATGTGCTTCGAGACTTCTTGTTAACCTACCAGCAAAGCGCGGAGATATTACTTTCAGTATATGAGGTTGAAAAAAACTTCAATCATGTAGATTTGTTTTTACCTAAAAGCCTAACAAGACAAGAAAAAGAAAATATTATATCTGACTATATAGACTTAGAAAATTGCAATATTAATTACTTGCCAATAATACAAAACGCTAAAAAAACTAACAACTTTTATATATCAGACAAAATACGATTAAAAGCAAAACGTAAACATCAAGAAAAAAGTAGTAATTTTTTTGATGAAAAAACGAATCGTTCTTTGATCAATTATGGTGTTTCAATTAGTTATCTTGATAACACTTATAAAATAAAAGAGTGCAAACTAGAAAATGGTGTAGCGCATTACACGTATAGCTTAGACTATATCAAGAATAATAATCAGCCTTATTGTTTGTATCTGAATTTTAAGTTGCTCTTTGAGTATGTAGATCATCAGAATAGAATTAATTTAATCAATAAATATAGTCAAATTGGAGTTTTAGAAAGAATAATAGGTCTACGTTCTAAAAGTGAATATTGTGGTGGGATGTCATTTAAAATGTCTGAAATGACATCCCAAGCACAAATATTCACGTATTCAAACGTTTTAAGTACACTAGATAACTCTTTAGAAAAAATCCTGCAATTTACTTATAACTCTGTTTTTTATGAAAATTATGGTTTTGCAGAGAATGCTAATTTAACTATGCCAACTACGAATGCATCAGCTTTGGAAAAAGTGAGAACATTAGCACCAGAGTTGGAGTCAATACTTAAACAATATAAACTATATGTTGAGGATAATCATATAGATTTTGAACTGTTGCAAATGTCATCCAGTCCTAGTTCAATGAAAGATATACCTAGCTTAAATGAAAACAAATACATCTACCTTGACACTAATAATCAGGAAGCAATTAATAGCACTAACCTATTTTTCTCAGATCAGACATTATTAGCGCATGTTGAACCTTTCAGGGAGAAATGTTATCGGACTTTTTTTGAACTGTTAAAAAATGAGAATAATATCTATTTTTACAATTACGAAGAGTTTCAAACCCATGAGCTTAACTACTTATTAGAGAAGAACTATATATTCATAGACCAATGTGAGCGTATTCAAGTATCTAATAAAAATAGAGTTCTAATACTAGAAGATTTACATGAAAATGAAGTTGCTTCTTATCATCATTACCATGCTGAAGTTCAAGAAGAAGTAATGAAAATGTCTGAAGAAGGTTTAATTTATTTCGATAGTTCTCTGTTGTCAAAGCCAGAACAAGATTACTTTAACTATTGTCTTAATAAAAGCGAGTTTACTAATGGGTTAGATCTAAGAAACAGTTACTTACATGGTACACAAGCTAATCCATCTGAAACTAACCTTCATGAACAATCCTATTTACTTTATCTGAAATTACTTGCTCTTATTTTATTAAAAATTGAAGATGATCTGCTTATAAATAAACATGTGGCTAATAATTAATGAAGCTTCGTTAAACTATGCTTATTATAATCAGAATTAAATGTGTTAGAGCCTAAGCACTAACACGTTTATCTCCAAAGACGAGATGAAACAGACTCGCTTAAACTACCGTATTCGTTCAAAGCCATAAGTCACAAAATAAATACCTACATGTGTAATAATGTTGCCATAAGTCCGTTCATCATCAGTTCAGTCATACTTTCATTTTAGTGGTGGGTAAGAGTTCTAAAGTTAGCTCTAGAGTTATACCTAGCAAAAATATTGAGTATTTTGGTTTTAAGTTGTGAGTTTGACGCGGGATATTTGGTAATTAAGTTTATTATTAGAAAAATATCTAAAGGTGATTGTTAAAGCTTAAAATCGGATAAAACTCTATTTCAGCTAGTCATTAGAAAGGTTTATTGATCTATCGTACCACTATTTTAGTAAACCATGATAAAGTTGCTAACCTTATGTATTTGTTAATATCTGGAGTTTAATGGTGGAAAAGATTAGGTATACCGTAAGTAATGTTCTTCAGAATAAAACCAAGTTTTATTCTCTTACAATGCCAACAGATGTTTTATCTAAATGTTGCTTTGTTTCAAGCCGCGACGAAGATCCGATTATGGGTTTTCAACGTACCTTGGATGAAAAAAGAGCTTTGGAAATTGCCAATTATATTGATAATGAAGAAGGAACAATTCCATCTTCAATTATAATTTCAGCGCAAAATGCTGCTGATGTTGAAATTGTTGGTAAAGGCCGAACTTTAGAATTTATGCCTGATCCAAAAGCTTTCCTTATTCTTGACGGACAGCATCGTGTTTATGGTTTCTCTAAAGCTAAATCAATACTTCGCGTACCTGTGGTAATTTATGTTGGTTTAACCAGGAAAGAAGAATCAAGATTGTTCATAGATATTAATTCAAAGCAAAAAGGTGTTCCTTCTGAGCTCTTACTTGATATTAAGCGAATGGCTGAATATGAAAATTCAACTGAAGAGTCATTACGTTCAATTTTTGACTTATTTCACGATGATCCTAATAGCGCTTTATTAGGAAAGTTGAGCCCTGCATCTAAGTCAAAGAATAAAATTAGTAGAGTTACGTTTAACAGTTCTGTAACTCCGGTTGCTCAATTTTTTGGGAGTCGAGAGACAGAAGAGCTTTATTCCATTTTAAATTGTTACCTAAAAGCCTTTTTATATGGGTTCTTCAAGGAAAAAGATATTGAAGAGCAATTGTGTAATTCTACTATTTTTAGAGCCTTATTTGCAGTCTTTCCTGAAGTGGCCGCTAAATTACAAGATCGTCACGGCTCTGATTATACCGTTGATAATTACGATAGTGTTATGGGTGAAATGTTTAATAAAATTAACTTACAAAAAATTCGCAAGCCAGGTAGTTCTTATAAAGCAATTGCTACACATTTCTCAAACTCGATGAAAAGTAACTTTACTTTATAGTATGCAGATTATTACAGATGTATTAAGGGCACATTTGCTCCCAGGCTTAAGCAATGTAGAAGCAGTTCCTCAGTTAACATTCAGGGGCTGGTTGGCAAAAAAAAGTTTCAAAATGACAGATCCTCTTGAAAGTAAAGCTTTTACATTAGATGTTTATAGCCATAATGAGCTTCTGCTTCCCTACGCATATGATATTAACCGAATGGCTGCGTCATCAATAGAGAGTATAAATGGAATAGCTCCAGAAGATAGTCTACCTAAATCTACAGGTTGGTTAATTATTCGTTCTTACTATAGTGCCTATTTTGCTATGCATGCGCTATTGAGATTATTTGGGATTAGCTGTAGCCAACTTGATAGCAATGAATCAAGAGCTGTTACAGATGTTGCGAGGATGTATTCACTTCAGAGTGGAAATACAGCCTCGAGTGGATATTATCGGTGCCAATATGATTTTACCAGCTCAACTATTGTATTTAAGCAGTTAAATAACACGCACCAAGATGTTTGGAAAACGTTTTATGAACTTTTAGACACGTTAGCTACAAAGGTATCTTCGTCTGATTTTCGGAAAAAAGATAGAGATATAACTGTAGATTTTCTCTTCAAATTACGAGAAGGTCTGTCGTGTCGTAATACAGTAAATAGTGGTAATTGGCTTTCACAAATAAGAAATGAAGTTAACTATACTCATTCAATGGGAGCTTGGTATCCATACGCTAATTCTTCCGATGAACATCATAAAATGTTTAGATTAACTAGTAACTGGAAGCAGACTCCAACGGCAGATATTATTAACGATAACGTAGGGAAGTGCGATCAACTTTTGTTTGTTAGTACATGCGTCACAGTCGTTTCTTTATGCCACTCAATGATTTCCGATTTACATAATATTAATAGTAATATATTTCTTAAGCATGGGGCTATCAGACTAGTGAACCAGATATAAACACATAACGAGGCGTCAATATCACTTTACTTTATATAATGCGAACCATATTCTTTGAACTATAAGCGTAATCTGTTTATACCCAACTATGGCTTAGAGGAATAACGTTAAGTCATAGTCGCCCAAAATTAAGATAGAACAGACTAACTTTAGTAACCAAGCTAGTCTGTTCTACCCACAAATCACATCTTCTGCCCAGTCCAAACCACACGCCCAATAAGCGCCAGTTCTTCACCGTCCAATTGCGACTTTGTGATCTCCCAAGGGTCATACATAGAATTATCAGACTTAACGCGGATAATGCCGCCTGGTAACATCTGTAATCGCTTCACCAACAAGTTATTGTCATAACGCATGACATAAATCCCGTCAGACAAGTTATCAACATCCTTATTCACCATGATCATCGAGCCGTTCTTTAATGTCGGCTGCATACTATCGCCTTCAACTAACATCAAAAATACATTAGTCGGGCATACGCCAACTTCACTACGTAACCAGTTAGGTTCAAAGCTAATTGTTTTAGGTTGCTCTTCTACTTCTGCCAATAAACCTGAGCCAGCCGATGCGGAGACTTCAAAGAAAGGAAGGCTTATGTTTTTAGAATGCTTGTCTATGTTTAAAACTTCACTGGAAGGATGTACCTGTCCAACCTCTGGAGCCGTTTCACCCTTCATTAGCCATAAAGTATAGATATTAAATTGCGGAGAGTTAATTATTTTATCTATCGTTGGAAGTCCTGCATTAGCATGTCCAGATTCTATTTTCATCAATGTACTCAATGATATAGATGTCTTTTCTGAAAAGTCACGCTGAGTTAAGCCTAGGCTTTTTCTTAATGTTTTTATTTGTTTGCCATAATCCACGTTGACAAGCTTCCTTGTAAGGTATTATTATTGCCATAGCTTCCCTGTGAGGAAGCTTATCGTAGCGTTACATTGCTACAAAGATTATTAACCATTGTTAACCCTAAATAATCCCATAAGGAAGTAATCATGTCGACAACAATCGTAATCCAGCTTAAATCGCCAGCTGTAAGCATTGAAGAATTTGCAACTGATTCAGGGCAAACAGTATGTGCTGTTACAGCACAAATGGATCGTGGATTTATTCCTTTTATTCAACAAAAGCATCGCTCACTTCGTCTTGTTAACGTGGCAAAGCTAACTCAAATGTGTCTGGAATCAAACAACGATAAGCCATGGCTCGCTTAGAGGTCTCTACCATGGCTAATCAAATAAAAATAAGCCAACAAAGCAGCAAAGGGAAATGCACAAGACGCTGTAGTCAGTGTGAAATCAAACACGAATTCATATGCCCAGTACTCATCGTATTCGAAGTTGTCTTGGTAGTGCTCATATTCACCTTTGCTGCTTCATCAGCATAGTTTAATAATCGCAAATAGGGAGATTTGTTCAATGTATGACATTAATAATAGTAAACAAACCGTAATTGACGCGGCCTGTATCAGGTTTGCTGGTATAGAAAACGTCGAATCAATTGCAAGCGAATGTGGTATGCGTGGTCAGATACTTCGCAACAAGCTAAACCCTAATCAACCACATCAGCTTACCGTTAGCGAATTAATCAAAATCACCAAAGCAACGGACAATCACGACATCATAAACAGCGCGATACTCGAAGTTGGATTAACCGCCGTTCGCCTACCAAAACAAGGTGAGTCTAAACCTCTCACACTTAGCGCCATGAGCGTGACTAGTCATACAGGTGAAATAAACCGTCACATCTTAGAAGCCGAATCAGACCGTCGATTAACGCGTCATAAGAAAGACGCAATTATCAAGAAGGCACAAGACGCTGTACGCGAATTGGTTTTTCTTATGTCAGACGTTGAAAACCGCTGCGGTGGTGCAGGGCCGTTCGTGTCCATGTGTGCCGATGCAGTGATCAATGGATTGCCAATACCAGGTATGTAACAGGAGGATTATGTATGGAACAAGCACAACACAAAGTATCTGCGGTTGAAGCTATCGCTCAAGTCCGCGCCATGTTTAACCGTAATCGTGTCGCCGTTATTTATAACAAACAAGGTGATGAAACAAAGCGCGTTATCTGTTTTGCAGCCGGAATGGAAGAGCGGGACATGAAATTTAAGTTTGAAAGGTTTAATCAAACTCAAAGAGCCTCGATCCATCAAGTCATAAAACGACTAGCACCGGCAATCAAGGAAATGGCTGGTTACTCATTAACTGAATTTAACAAGTAAGGGAATATCATGATTAAACCAAATCCAACAATGAGCGATGTGATCAACGAGCTAATGTTTATTGCCCTCGCCAAACCTGAAAAATTGAGCGTGTCTGTTCGTTATATTGGCCATGCCGATGCTCTCGAAGTTATCGCAATTGATAAAACCTACTTTAGCGGTGCGCAAAACCCGAATACCTGGTCTGCGCACAAGCTAATGGATAAAACCATTTACCTCGATGGCTTAACTGCATTTAGGCAAGTCACCTCTGTATATAACGAACTAAGCAATTTAATTAAAGGCGAGGTAGCAGCATGAAACGTATTTTAGCCCCTGTTGAAGATGTGCGATCGGCGCTGCACTCACTTGGTATCGATGCAGACAAAGCCGATTGGATTATCGATTTGTTTGAATGCGTTGATGCTGGCCGTAGCGATGCACTTGCAATGCCCTGTTTTCATTTCAACCTTTACGCAACGCTAAAGCAAGAAGAAGTATTGATTACTGTATTTGCCTTTTGGCAAAGCGTGGTGACTTGTTCTGATACTAATTCAAAGGAAGAGCAACTAGCCCTAGGCGCTATTCGTTCTGTGTACTTTATGGCGCAAGGCTTCGGCTTAACCAAGTTAGTAGCCTGCATAGAATTGTGGTGGGAGAAAACACTCGATATTCACAATACAACTATCTGGATGGTCGCATGATGTATCTAGCAATAGAGCTTTGCCCAAATGGCGGCATGCGTGAAGACCCTAAAACACACGAACTCCGTACAGTCGAAATAGGCGAATGCGAAACCAAACAAGATGCCATCGATAACGCTTGCCAACAGCTAGATTGTCGTCAGTTGTTTCGTGGCGTAATCGGTCGACCAAAAGGTAAGGGCGGTTATGTCGTATTAAATGCACAGGATTATGCCGAAGTATGAATGCAAGAGATTATGCTGAAGGCCTTTCCGATGCTGTCCGCCGTCAATGGTCTTTTCAAGTAAAGAACTGGGGTAAACGCCATGTTTATCCTCAGCTACCAAACTATGTTCAAGTTACTCCTGCTGCAAGCAAAGAATTCCAACAACCTGAAATGTCGCTTATTGAAAATGCAATGTTTCAGTCTAACCCCGATCTTGATGATCATGAATGGCGTAAACAGTTCTTTGGTGATATGCCGCATTACCTTAGCCGCTACTTTGCCGAACGATATAATAAAATCTTTAAGCAAAAAGGCCGTTCTGCTGCCAACTTATACCTGCTAAAAACAGTCGGAAAAGATATAAATCCTCGTCTACAAAAAGTACTCGATCAATACAGACGACAATTCAAATTCAGAAATGCCTATGTTCGCAGCAATGACTTGTCACGCGAAAAGCTATTAGCCGAAATGGACAAAAGTGAAATAAAGAAACTAAGTCAGCAATTTGCTGATTTTTTTGCTGGCAAACTAGAACCCCTAATTGAAAGCGAAAAAGCCAACCATAAAGATTACGCTAACGTGATTGTTGCTGTATTTGAGAGTCTGCAAGACGAATGCAGATCATTTGGTTATACACCGCCGTACAACAGAAATGATGGTTTACATCAGTCAGAAGCTGAATGTGGAATTTTACGTTTAGTTTGCCAACGTGCCTGGGAAAACAAGTTAAATACAAAGCGCATGACTATGCGAGAACACCTTGCGATTGCCGTTGGCCAAGTGCAGAAAGCGGCAAGTCCGTATTGTTCACGCGACTGCATGCATGAGTGGAAAAACCAAAAGCAACGTAACAGAGATTTCATCAAAGGTATGTCTATTTTTGATGAAAATTCTGGTGAAGAAATTGCTCTATACGACATGTTCTACAAGTCGACTGCGAACCCTGCGATCAGACGTTGTGAATTAATGGTACGTATGGCTGGGTATCAAAGTATTGCAACCGCAATGGGTTGTGATGGGTTATTTCTAACGCTGACCGCACCATCTAAATATCATAACACCCGCAAGAAAGGTGGTTTTGTTGATCAATGGCTGGGGAACAGCCCGAAAGACGCCCAACGTTATTTATGCAAAGTATGGGCAAGAATACGTGCGCAACTAAAACGTGAAGAGTTACCTGTTTTCGGTATGCGTGTTGCAGAACCGCATCATGATGGCACACCACATTGGCATTTACTCATGTTCATGCAACCTGAGCATGTTGATCGTATCCGCGAAATTTTCATTGGTTATGCTATTGATGAAGAAATAACAGAGTTGTGCCCAAAGGTTTACAGAAAACCAATTGTTGGCCCATTGGATTATCGCCCACGTTGTGATGTGAAAATGATGGACCCAAGCAAAGGTACCGCAACGGGTTACATCGCTAAATACATCAGTAAGAATATTGATGGCTATGGCATGAAGGGCGAACTTGATGATGAAACAGGCCGTGACCAACGAGAAATGGCCGCGCATGTTACTGCCTGGGCAAGTCGTTGGCGTATCCGTCAGTTTCAGCCTATTGGTGGTGCACCAGTTACCACTTATCGTGAATTACGTCGTTATGCTAATAACGATAAAAACGCATTTAAAAGCTTTGTAACTACGTTAAGTAGCAAGCAACAACACAATTTATTCAACGAATTATTCCCAGACCAAAACCCAACGTTTATGGGTCCTCAGTTAAATTTCCACGGTCCACGTTTAAATTATGAAGCAATGAATTCATTACAACGCTGGGAAGTGATCACTGATAAGTACAAACCTGAATTAAAAACCAATGCAGCTGCCGCATCCGATGCAATGAAAGCGGCTGATAAAGGCGATTTTGCTGCATATGTAATGGCGCAGGGTGGGCCGTTTGTATCTCGTAAAGATTTACTCATTCGTAATGATTATGACACGAATGAAATGGGCAACGAATATGGTGAATTCGTTTCTAAGATCCAAGGCTTTCACGTTGTCGGCGATGAAGCCGTTAAAACGCGCATACGCAAGTGGACGATACAACCCAAGTCACAGGCATTGCTCGATAGTGAAGCAAGCACCAGTAGCACCGAAGGTGCTGAGGTTTTGAACTGGCCCGAAGGGTCTTCTCGGAGTTCTGTCACTAACTGTACGCCCTCCAGACGCGACAGATTAAATACTGGAATTAAAGCACTTTTGAAAAGACGCGGTATTCATTTAGATGATCACCTGGTCAATGTTATGGGACAAGGTGCCCAAATCAGAGTTGATAAAGACCACATCGTGAAATTAAGGCAGGGCTATTACGTCGAGAATCAATATCACCCGCCCGAACTGGTCGATGTTAAGCCTGAAAAAACTAATATTTGGGATGGCTGGAATAGTCCTGAAACTGAAATTAAAGATACATCTCATTACATACCTGGTTGGGAAGACTGGGAAAGTTGGGATTGGGGGTGATAATTTAATCTAGAGTTGACAGCGTGCTATTAAAACAAAACCCTTAATTCTAATGTAGAACGCATTTTCTTGTTTATACTTTAATTTTTTTGGACTGTATCAATTGTTATTTCTTTAATCATTTGTAATAACAGATTAATTTTATGATTTTGATAGTAATTCAATTAGAATAAAATTAGTATTATACGAAATTCTGCGTAATACACTGTTATGATTTAATAATTGGAGTTATCTTAAAATGAAGCCGATGATTTTGCTTTTATGTTTTGTTCTCACCGCATGCGCTAATCCTAGTGTTGTTGAAATATCGCCAGATACATATGTCCTATTTAGAGATGATCATGCTGGCATTTTTGGTAATGCAGGAGCATTAAGAGCAGATGTGATTCGAGATGCTAATAAATTTGCTAAATTAAAAGGAAAAATAGCTGTTCCTGTTTCATCTACATATACACCTATGGGTAATGGCCCTGCACAATGGGCATCTTTCGAATATCAATTTAGAGTCGTAAATAAAGGAGATGAAGAAGCTGTGAGAACATCATTAAAAAAACGAGCTGATCATGTCGTCGACCAAAATGTCAAAATTGATATTAATTCAAAGCCTAATCAACCAACAAAAGATATTTATTCAGAGTTAATTAAAATTAATGACTTACTTGAAAAAGGTATTATTTCTAAAACTGAATTTGAAATAATGAAAGCTAAAATTTTGGATTCTAATAATTAAACATAACATAACATATAAAAATGGGTGTCGTGCTGTCGCTAACTTATTAGAGTATTGAATAAGCCCTCAATTGTGAGGACTTTTTTGTTTACAATATTGAAAGCTGCAACTGTAATTCTTGGCGCTGCTCTGGCGCTAATGACCTGACTAAGTCCATAGCTAACTGACTCGAACTTTTTGCTGATGGGCTCAGCGTATGGCTAAAACTAAGATTCATAACAAACGAATGACCACACTCCGCATTATTACAGCTGCAGTATAAATCTGTATAGCTATTCGAAATCCTATTCGTTTTCTGGATTCGGCTTTTAACGCCGCACTCTGGGCAAACTACTCGCATAAACATCCACTTAATTCAAATACTGACCTATAAATTATACGATATTAAACTGTTGTTTTATACAGTTGTATGTGTCGTTCGTTATAATACATAGCTATTGCTGGCGGATGAGGGAAACATTTAATCATACGGGCGAGGCCACGATAAATTCACTCCTCTTCGCCTACCGCGTTTTCGCAATTTTTTCACGTTTTTGACACTAAGGTGGACACGCTGATATTGTTCAAGCCTTATCTAGAAAGGATCTTAACGATCATTTAAAGATCGATAATGTCAAAGTTGTGACACCTTTTGACAGAAAGTGACAGTCTATCTAGACTCATCGAGATCGTTTTCTCCGTCTTTTGATTCTGTGTAAACCCCCATGAATTTAACTAAAAAGTCAGATTAAACTGAGATTTAGTTGAAATGCCTATTAATTCAGTCAGTATAAAAATTTAAATAAATATATAATTACATGTTAATCATAAGCTTAAAGGGTTTTTATGGCTGTAACAATAAGTGCGGATGGACTCAGTATCGTTCATAAAGGCTCGGGTGGTGAAGCTAATGCAACGCTACCAGATGTTTGCTTAACAACGGTTGGGAATGCAGTGGTTCCGCTCCCATATGGTAATGCCGCCAAATCAGCTGATTTAGCTGATGGAAGTGAAACGGTCACCGCAGATGGTGGTAACAGTATTGCGATTAAGGGCTGTACATTTACAAAAAGTACGGGTGACTCTGGTGGCGACAAAAAAGGCGTCGCTTCAGGTACAATCGAAGGGGAAGCCAAATTTATTATGTTCTCTCCTACGGTTAAAATTGAAGGCAAAGGTGTATGCCGTCTTTCTGACCAGCTAACAATGAATAAAGCCAATACAATGTGTATGGGTGGTATAATGCAAGACTCAGTGTCTGTCAGTAGTGAAGAGGAAGGAACCTATACTATTGATATTACCCTGACATACACTGATGGAGATCCCGTTCAAAATGCTACTTATACCATAGTTGATAGTACTGGCGCAGAGTTTAAAGGTAATTTGGGTAAGAACGGTCAAGCGAGTGTGAGTGGGCTAGCCGGAGGCCAATATTCGATTGAATATGGAGAAGATTCTCGCCCTTTTACGCCAAATAAAATAGTACCAGAAAATCCATATTTTAATCCTGACGTAACCCCCACAGAACTCATTGCAGATACTAAACGAGGTAAAATTGGTTTTTGGGAATTCGGTTTATCTCGGATATCTAGCGCAGCCTCTTGGTCTTGGGGGGTGATATTAGGTGATTTTAATGATGACCCAAGCGTGGCTCAAATTATTACTAACGCAGTAATAACATGTTTTCCAGGTATAGACCAAGCAGCTGATGTTCGTGACGTTGTAGCTAATCTAAGGAAGTTAATGGATGAAGAGGAAAGAAAGAAAACAGAAAACTGGACTAATTTAGCTTTAACGATACTTGGGTTTATTCCAAGTTTGGGCAGCATCCTGAAAGGTGTTGGCAAAATAATTATCCAAAAGGGTAAAGAAATTGGCCCTGATGAGCTATTTGCAATAATGCGTAAGCTTGGTAAAGGTAATCCTGAAAAGTTCTTGCGAGAATTAAAGTGGGCCCAGTATGCGAAGCAATGCGCAGAATTGCTTTCTGATGTACTCATTCCTTGTATTAATGCTTTCGACGAATTAGCATCGTATGCAAATAGAATGAGTGCTACAGTTTTAGAGAATACTTTAAAATCAGTTGGGTTAGAGTTTAAAGCGATTAACTCTATGGCTCCTGAAATGTTTAATAAAGCAATGGGTGAGATGGATGATAATTTGGCGCGTATTCTAGCTAAATCTCAAAAAGTGTATCCAGCCAAAAAAACACATGATACTAAATCAATGTCTCAGCATAGCAGTAAAAATGACACTACAAATGAGAAAAGTAATAAGTCTAAAGGTAAGTGTTGGTTATGCAATCGCACAATAAAAAAAAGTGCCAAGAAAAACGACAAGAAATTCTGTAAAGGTACTGAAAACCCTTCTGCGGCAGATGTAAAAAAATACTCAAAATCAGGTAGTGGAGCAAGGCTAGCTAAACACATTTTAGCTGATGGCTGGAAGGGAAAAGATTTTGAGGATCACCCTTGGTTCCACAAGGTGCAGCCAAAGCCTAAATCGGGTAATTTACAAGCTCATCACGTCATCACTTCTGAAACTGTAAATGATACAAAGTGGAAAAAATACCGAAGCCACTTTAAGTATGACATCGATGAATCGAAAAATGGTGTATTTCTGCCAAACCAAACGGATGTAGCCTGTCAACTCGGGGTTGCAGTACATAAAGGCCCTCATGCAAGCGGATTAGATTACAGCACGGCTTTATTGTTGATACGAAGTGGAAAAGATATTCCTGATGAGATTAGCAAGGGATTGAAGTCGTCTAAGCTCACTTATATTGCGGCGGTAGAACGTGAGTTAGAAAAAATTGAAAAGTTATTCAAGAAAGGGGGATTTTGTGGAAGTAATCCGGATAATGAACAATTTTTTGATGATATGAGAGAATTAAGTCATCGAGGTGTTGAGCATATAGATAGCTTTACTTGGACAATTTCAGGATTTGGTCAGGATTATCGAAAAGGTGTGAGCATTGGTTGTGCTAATAGCACTACCGAAAGGGCTGGTGAAAAACCTAGAGACTCTCCTTGTGATGCAAGAACTAACAATCAGTTAGGTCAGCATAATTTGGTTAATGCTAAAGGGGTTATCATGACTAAGCAGTTACTTGGAAATAAATTGGAGGTTGGTAAGTGAGTGAATATTTTTTAATGAGGGCGTCAGGTCCAATTATAAAGGTAAGTGAAAAAGATGACAATTACCTGCCTTTTTCGGATTGGGCTTGCGTACCTACAAAACCTATACGGATGTATGAAACATTTAAGCCTGAGGGTGATTATGATGTACCTGAATGTGTGGAATTTCCAAAAAACGGACTAGCTAAGCGCGTCGTTTTAGAGGCTGGATTGCAATATACCTACGGTATAAATTGGGTGCCTGCAAATTTAACCAATAGTAAGGTAAACCGAGATTACCTTTACATAAACTGCATGCCAGAAATAAGGTGTGTCGATTTGGTTAATTCTGAATACTCAATGGTTAGACCTGATGGCTCTATCAGAGGATTAAAGAAATTAGTTTTAGATGATTCACTTTTATCTGTAATACCATTAAACCAGCGGCTTATATTTATGATGGAGGAGTCAGCTGGTGTATTGTTCCACAAGTCAGTGGTCGAACGTATTATTGCGACGAATCCCATTAATACGACCTTCATTCCATGTGAATATTTTGGTTAATCAGGAGAGTTTGTGATGTTTATTCCTTTTAATAAAGCCAGCCTTTCGGTGTTACTACCAGAAAAAAGAGCTGAATTCGTCTTTACTCAGCCTGATTTATTCATGAGATTTTCAGAAATCACCATTTTTTACATTTACGATGATGTAATCGAGAAATTAGATGAAAAATGGAAAGAAAAACTGACATTGTGGTGGGGGAAAATAGACTTTAATACGCCTGATTTAGATTATGATGACGAGTGTTACCATGACCGTGTATGCGAGGAATACAACTATGTTGATTTTGCGATAATACCTGATGTGAAATCACTGACAGAAGACGAAATAAAAGTCACACCACTTGCTTGGGATAATAAGGAAATAGTTATCCATACAGACTTCATTGAAGCGCTAAAGCAAGCGGGTTCTGTTGATATTTGGTACGACAGGTTAATCTAATTGCTTTTATATTAATTAAGGGGGCTAACCAGCCCCTTTAGTATTTTTACTTCCCCAGAACGCCCGAAACAATCGCATCAACCCAAGTGTCGAAACCGCAATACCCACAATCACAAATTCAAAGTACCAGGGCGCGCCTTTATAACCCATGGCCTGCCAACCATCCGCCATGTACGGCTGCAGCTGTGGCACAAAGTGGGCAATGAATAATCCTAAAAACACCGTAATAATGATTTCATCCATTATCGATTCGCGCCGGTTCTTCAACACCTGCAGATCATAATCAGCGTCGTTACCTTCCTGGTTCGCCAACCGTTTAGCTTCCGCATCCAGCTTAGCCAATTTTAAGTTACCTTCTGCAGTCGAAATCGATGCCGCCATTTCTGCCGCAATACGTTTACGCTCACGATAGCTACCTGACAAATCCGCAATCGGTGCCGAAATAAAACTAAATAACGAAGTAAGCCAACTCATGATTTATTCCTCATAATAATATCCAAAAAGTGCTTAGGGTCTTTTGATACCGCTTTCGCCAGGGCATTAACCCCCGTTAAAAGATGCGGCGCTACATACGCGGCAATACCAATAATGCCTGTCTTCAACCCTTCATCTAATCCAAGCCAACGACAAAAACTGTCCGCAATGTAAGCGGACAAAATCGCCATCAGCACCGACATAAAATAATGAAAAAAGGTAATACGGGTACCAGACATATACATTTGCGTAGCTGCGGCCAATAACGACAGCAAACACAGCTGCCCCCATTGCCTTATAAAAACAATCAGTTCTTCCATCAATCCTCACTCCTCGGGTTTAAGTCAGAATACGCTGGCTCTGCAAACTTGATATGCAGTGCAACAGGTAAATACTCGTTAATTTCCAGCATGTCCTGCTGCATCGGAACCACTTCATTGTTGTA